TCCCCTTACAAGATTCTCCTCCTCTCTATATGTTTATAGTGGAGCTGGCGGGATTCGAACCCGCGTCTTGGTCGTATACCTCATACGGATATGCTTCTTTCTTAGTGAATCCTTAGGTGATCAATCCTAAAGATCCTGAATAAAGCTATTTACGTGCGTTCTAAGACGTTCTAACGCATCTTGTAGGTAGCTAATCCACTTGACTTGTTTAAACGCTTTAAAACGCATTTATAAGCTTCTTACAAATATGTTTCATATAACTGGTTCAAGACTCTCGTATAATTCGCATGTATCTGATTCTTGATACACAGTACAGTGTCTACTTACCTCGCCAATGAGGATTCCTTATAGGAGCACCGACTCTATGGTTCGCATACTGTAATTGTTTGATCATAATTGGACATATTATACAGCGTGTCCTCGCAGTTTGCGTTGCACATGGCTCAAAGGCTCTCGTGTCAGTGTTAATTCACTGATGGTGTTTTCTTAACTATGTCCCTGCTGGACTAATCCCTTTAAACTATCTGTAGTCTCCATTAGACTGGTTCTAAGACTCTGCTAACTCAACGCTAATTGTGCACTCGTAGGATAATTAATCCCACCAATACTGCCAGCGGCCTTCAAAGCTCTCTCGCAGCTCCTGCATCTCTTCACGAAGTTGATTATCGCTTTCACGATTCTTCTTGCGGAATTCTTCACGCAGATCATCACACTTCTTCTTGTACTCTGTAGGAGTAATCTTACCACCAAGCACTTCATCAAGGATATTCTTCGTTTCGGTGAGATATTCCTTGTTGTTATTCTCTTCACGACGACGTGCACGAAGCTCAAGAAGAGCCTTGTTGTTCAGATACTTAGCTCTACAGATCATATCCATAGCTTCTTTCTTCTGCTTCTCGTCCTTCTGCTTCTGAATCTCTTCAATAGCTGCTTTGACGTTAGCTTCAGCCAAGATGTTACCATTCTTGATCTGATCCATCACGTTGTCTTCTGTTACTGCTACTGCAGTGCTTGCTGGTTTCTTTGTTTCTTTTGCCATTTTGATAATGATTTTAAAAATTAATATTATGTTAAACGATCCTAACAAACAATATAGTTAGTTTCGTTGAAAATAGCCACTTCTGGCCTGCCTAATTTCACACATTCTGCATCTATTGGGACGAATGTTCTGCCACGAGATAGTCTTATTAAGACTATTCTCGCAGCATCAGCTTCTTCCTTTGTAGGATACAAAGATGTTGAAATCAGGTCTTTTTTGTTACCATGAGAATTACGGCTCCAAAGTTCTACCTTATACATCCTCTTCGTAGTTTTTATGTTTGTACTTAGAACGTTTGTATGGTCTTGCATTAATATGTCTTGCACGTTCTGTTCTTTTACTCTCTTTCTCTACCACCATATGGTGATCATCATAGTGTTTCATTACATTGATGTTACGACGGCTTTAATAGCTGTCAAGTGAGCGGTTGTAAAGTTGTACTTCAAAGAAACATCTGAAGAGATGTTGTCCCTACACAATATGCGTAGAGCGGTTTTACCCTCTTCAGTAAGAGAGGTTTTTACGCCCATAAGGTTAACTCCAAACAATACTGGATTCATCCAGATCTCGTCACCGAAATAACCTTTCAGGTAGATCATAGCCTGCTCAGTAGGATCTTTCTCTACTACATACTTAAATGTAATAGATTCTGCAGCTTTAGCTTTCGCTAAAGTCTTTGAAATATCACTCTGATCAAGTTCTGAAATATTGATGTCACGATCACTTGCGATCTTCTCCTTACGAAGAATCTGAGCAAGTTTCATCAACATTTTTTCAGGAATTTTGTTTCCCTCATAGAGAATTACGATAGCTCTTGTCTCCATACTACTTTCCTCCTCCTATACTATCAGGTTCGTCAAGCACTTTTGGTTTCGAGACCACATCGGATTCTTGCTCATTACCAGGCAGATTGTCATATACTTTCTGACTTGATAAATACTCTTGAGCAATATCTTTGATCGTAAATGTGTATGCGTTATTCTTGTGTGTCATTACATGAACTACTGCCTCTAATGTTTTCGGCGACATGTTGATAAACACACGTTCATAATCAGCATCCATTGACATCTGTTGCTGAAGCATTACAGCCTCGTCAACAGAAGACATTTCTGGGTGACAGTACTTTTCAACAATTCCAACCACAAAAGCAGAATCTGAATTCTTGATTTTCCTGTTGCCACTCTCATGATTGCAGCTTGTTAAGGCAGTTAAGCCAAGGGTGGCTGCAAACAGCATAAATGATGCTGCCAAAAACCCTTTAATCCATTTTTCCATTTTGATAATGTTTTATTGGATTTAACATAAATTAATTGCCCAGTTTTTAAAGAACTTGGAAAAAACTTATAGTAGCCTCATGGAGAGTCGAACTCCAATTACAAGAATGAAAATCTTGTGTCCTAACCGTTAGACGATGAGGCCGTTTATACGAACTATATTCACATACCGTTCGTATACATTTATAAATTAAAGCCTTGGTTAATTTTGTATGCACTATCTTCACAGACCATGCATACTGCAAATCACAATTTTACAAATGTTATGCAAATGGATTGTGACTTCAATAGGCTCTGACCCTATACCTCCCCACTAACGCGGGGCGCTCTCACCAATTAAGCTATAAAGCCGTGTCACACCTACTTTCACAAGCAAGTGTGTCTTTTTGATAATCGCTATTACCATTTGTGTCTAACTAAACTTCAATTATGACATTCCAAACCAAAAAAATGAATGGGATAGTGTTTCACAACACTCATTTAATCGAACAAAATAACAATTATATAAAAACAAAAAGTTTGGTAGTGCACGGAGTTTTCGATACTCAGCATCGCGCTCTTGATAAGCGTGCACTTAAATGTACATCCCCTCTGCATCTTTCATCCTGGACTTGGGACCAGTCGTACTCTCCTTGTACTTCGGAGGCGTAGGTTGCATTAAATGTACATGTAGAGCATTAGTTTGATACTAATACTCTACACTTTGGGGTTACTCTTTGATACTTAAGTTTATTACAATGTAACAAAGATCTAATGTTAATTCGATAAAGCATAGTATTATTATCGCAATATTAAATCTACTTACGATTGTACCATTTTCTATCAAATACAAAATTAAGATTGAAATGATTATTCTTATAACTGATGATAGTTTTAATAACTTCATACTTTTTTAAAGATTATATGACTATACTTGCAGTCCATTTTAGCTCTACCTGTTTTACCATCTATTATACCTAAACATGAAAACAGATTGTTGAAAGCGCATCCCTTACAGCCATCTTTTGCCTTATAAGCTCTGTAAACTACATTGTTTATTGTGCAAAATTGGCCTGGCTTTGGAATTTTCATTCAAATATGATATTCCAAATGGCGCATCTAATAGAAAAGATCTGTTTAGTTAGAATTCCATTTGCGCTTTCTTTCACAATCTTATTCTTAACAGATCTGTTAATGGACTCCAACATCACATACACTTTTCTATTTGCATGTGTTAGTCTTATAATTTCAAATTGTTTTTCTTTAAATCCTTCAACTACATCAACCCACGATTGTGTAATATTGTGATTAAAGACTCTAACACCAGCTATAACTTTATCCATTTCCTCCTTTGATATTCTCAAACTTGGAATTTTTACTGGGTAAAAATCATTTCTTTCTAATGTTATTTTACGTCCGTTTAAGGTTTTAGCAAGGATTTTATCTCCGCGTGTACCTTCAACGAGAAATATGTTGTAGAGGTGACCGTATTTGTTCTTACGGTACACCGCTACACCTTTCTTTATTCCATCGTTCATCGCCTTACAGTTATAATTGTTTTAATGCGAATAACACTCTGGATAGCACCGTTTCTGAGCTTAATACCTAATTGGGCAGGAATCCCATAGGTTTTACATGTCTGAATGTAATCATATGTACTTTCTGACACGTTAATAAGCTCATTCACGTTGTGCTTAGAATCTTTGTATACAGCAAAGATACGTACTTTCCCTGTCTTTTCGTTAGGAATCTGTACATACTTCTGAATACAAGCTTGATCACACATTACTGTGTCATACACAGCTTTCTGTTGCACTTTTTGTGCACTACATTTTACAGCAATGCCAAAGAACAGCATGGCTATAAATAAGATGAATAAGACTTTCTCAAATCCATCATTGTTACTTGGTTTATTGTAACTTGGAATCATTTTTGATAAATGTTTAAATGTTATGTAAGACAAGCACTTACATTTGCTTATTTTACGCTTAACCAAACTCCTTCGAGCTTAGAATCGTAATTCTTGAGATTATTTTCAAACTGTTTAGTAAGAATATAAATCTCATTCTTTGTCAATCCTTTTGCTACAAGAATACTTGCTCCTCCAGACTTGAAGAATAACCGAAATCTCTTATTCCCAACCTCATCTACAGCGGATTTGTCTTTCCGCTGTTGATGCTGTTGGTTTTTTATATGGACCTTAGTTTTCCTCATCTTCTGAAGATTCATATGAAGTATCGAGCATCGCTTCAAATACTCTATCGTTGACTTCAGATGCTCTCACGATCTTAAGGTTTGCAGCTTCTGCTTCCAAAACTTCTGTCAATACATTCTCCTGTGACTTTGCAAATGTACTTACACAATTTGCATCAGCCTCTTTAAATGCAACAGATGTTACTTTGACCATCTTTGGGTAATCCTTGCTGCCTGGACCCATGTCGTTATCACAGATCTCGCAACTTTCAATCTTATCACACTGCTCTGTAATCGTGCGAATGTGATATGATCCTTTGTTTGCTACTTTGTCAGATAGCGCTACACCAATTCCAACCTTTGTTACCACTACGATTCCACTTTCTGTTAATTTTAAAATGTTCATTTTGATAATGTTTTAAAATTTATTACTTTGTATAGAACTAAGCATCTATACTTGCTTTGATTTTCTCTTTGATTTCTTCAGCAAAAGCTTTTTGTTTATTCAGGATGATATACTTTCTATCAAGATAAGCAATGTTGTAATGAACATAAAATATCACACCAGTTGGATATATTACAGATGGATCTTTTATATACCTAACTGAAAATAATAATGTACTCCAATTGTACTTTTCCATGTTTTCTCGCTTATAGCGATTAATTACAGCATTTACTTTTCTCTTTAGATTTTTATCTAAACTAAAAGCTTTTGCTTCTTTCTTAGTAAATGTTAGTTTTGTTACTACTAAGAAATGAGAGCTACATTCTGTTACCTTTTGCTTAATCATATTAAAGCTTATTTAAAGCTTCCAGAACATTCTTTACACCAGCACACAAAGCATTAGCGATTGTTTCATGAATCTCATACGAGTTATTTTTGTATGTGATAAACCCATTTTTTGTATAGGTTATAGTTGTTTTAAATCCAACTATATTTCCATTACTACCAATGTGTAAATCGCAATTCACAAAAATGCCTTTTTTCTTATATAAGAATACAATAGCTTGTGCAACGTTCGGTAATGATATGTAATCGTCACCGTTATCATTCCAATTTGATGGAACAGCGCCAATAACGCGTACTCCCTTTACAAAATAACTACTCGTATCGTGGTTAAACCCCATACGTTTAAGCATTTTGCAATCTTTGTATTCAAGCCTATTCATGTTCAAATAAACCATAAGGTTGACCACGGTGAGCATCAAGAAATTCCTTTGTTTCATCCATAAGTGGAAGGACGTCACAGAGCTGATTATTCTTATCAAACAACAGTGTTGTTCCTTCTCTGTTGATTGAAAGAATATTCTTCTTGAATGTGAATGGATGACCAAAGAACTCACGCTCTTCATGTTTTGTCATTGCTGACTTTGCACGATAACGTTTAACTTTCACATACTTGTTCTTTTCAGAATTCCATACATGATTTACTACTTGGTGCTTAGCTTTTGAACTATGCACCTTTCTTGCGGCTGCATCAGCTGCCTTCAAGAATTCTTCGTAATTATTCTGTCCCATTACTCATCCAGTTTAGCCATTATATCTTCAAAGCTTTCCACTGCACCATATTGGTTTTCTCCAATCCAGATGGTTGCTTGCTCAACATCGTCTTCATCTGTATTTTTTATTACAGAATCAATCTTGTCTTTTCTGATTGCACACTCTGTGCCATAATAGTTTTTTACAACTAAGAATTTACTCATAATACCAACCTCCTGTTACTTTGTGAGTTTTGAGATGATAGAATTGAACGTTTCGTGTGTATCATATTCGATACCATCCTTTAACGCTATTGAAGTTACTTCTTCATCATCACATTCATGAATGACAGCGATTTCTGATTTACGAATTGCAGTGTTACCACCACATGTGTTTGAAAAGATAATGAAATCTTCCATACATTTACCTTGCACAAGGATTTAATTTAATGTGCATATTCACACTTTCGTGTGCACTCCAGACAGTTCCTATAAGCGTTACTATTATTCACACAGGGGCTGACAACAAATGATGGTTATAGAACTGCATTGCAGAGACTCCCCATCTAAGTCTTTTTCGCCTATGGTTGCCACCTCTTTACAGCTGGTGGCTTTCTGTTAGTATTTATCACAATTAGCCTCTTCGTCTTGAAGAGACTTTACTACTTGATTTGCCTTCAAATATTTTGACCCCTCATCTGTTTCAATAATAGGAGAGTCTTCAATTTGAAGTATATCAAACATTGCTTCTGCACTGTTGTAGTATTCGTAATACGCTTTTAGCAAATTCTCTTTGTAGTCGAGGGTTTTGTAGTTTGCGTACTCTAAATCACTGATGATATGACTCTTATTCAAGCCAATCATTATGTACACAGACAATGCTCCAGTAAAGAACACCATCATGTAATTTAATACTTTTGATATTTTTTCCATAACTTTATTGTTTTAATCTTTATATGTCCAATATGTGATAATCGAAATCACTTATATATGCTTATATACTCTCCCATTTGAGAATATTGGTTGTGCTGCAACAGACAGGAAAATAGATTCATGTTGTGAGCTATATAGCCCCTCTCTTACGAGAAAGGCTATATATTAACTTAGAATGGAGACTGAGGTGCTGCTTGTGGTGCAGGATTCTCAGGGATGTCGGGAGCCCCTACAATACCATCACTCTGCGTACTTACAGCATTCACAGCCTCACGCCAGAAACGTGATTCCATACGTGCTCCAGTAGAGTAAGGATCCATGCCGCTGAAGTACTTCATTGAACCATCAGGCATGATGAATTTCACCTGTGTGAGCACAGAAATTGTGCTGCGTACTACAGGGTTACCTGCGGCATCGAGAATACGTTCTCCGTCTGCATTGTTAGCATAACATGGGCCTTTTGAAAGCTCATATTGCTCTTCAATCATGCCAGGGAAACGTAGGTAATCAGCGAAGTCTGCAGCATTATCAGCTGCATTCATTGCATTCATATCTACATCGAAACCCTTTGTGACTGGGTTAGGATTTGGAGCTGTAAATGGCTTAATCTTATCAATCAAACCAGGTACGTCCTCATCCCAAAATATAATACGTTTTGACTTTGCTGCTGCAGAGTCTTCGTCACGTACTACGAGAACTAAAAAGCGTGATTTAACGCCGTTACGATTCTCTTTTGATGCTACGCCAACTGACATAGCGATAGTCTTGTAGGCTCCTAATTCTGAGCCTTTAATCAAATTTCCCATTTTAATTGCAATTTTATTGGGTTACCGAAATCAGTTCATGTGCACAGCTTATCGGTGTTGGCTGGCGAGTTCTATGAATAATCTATGTTTGGCTACTTGGTTAGGGAACATGTAGGATAAGTGTGGCTACTTGGGCTACTAAAGCGAGTTATTAGCTCGCCTTAATAATCCATTCCCAATGCCTCCTTAGCATGTTCTGTCAAGGAGTTAACTCTCTTAGCACTTGTAGTAATCAATACATACAATGCTACTGCTACAGCCAATGTTATTGGCAGGTTACTGCGGTCTATTATAGACAACAGTATGAGTCGTATAGTCTCTACTGTCAACAATATGTTGATCAACCATACAACTACAAATACGCAAAGCTTAATCATATCTTGTAGTTTATTATGTCGTAACATACTACCATACAACCTCCAATGATTGTTGGCGAATATTATGATTAGCTACGTTTGGCAACTTGGGTAGCAACGAACAGTCGCGAGCGAAGCGAGCGCAATGGTGTTATAGTATGGCTTCTTGGGAGGAATAATAACCCCTGATTACTCAGGGATTACTATAACCTTCTTTGCAAATATCACAGGAGTGAATGGATGTTCTTCCAACCAGCTCTTGCATGCAGCAAATAACTCTTCCATTGAATCATAGTTCTGGCTGTCGTGCCAGTAACGTCTATTCTTCGCATCCTGGACACGAAGATAGAATACAGTTTTTCCTAACATATACTTGTTTTTATCTAATTGTCATCTATTGTGATGAGTAGGCTGGTGTACATACTCGTGTAGAAAAAACACTAATATCACACAGCCTAATCACCACTGCATCCCACTACTGTTATTCATGAGATGCTTTAAGTAGTGCTATACCTGCAATGATTACCGCAAGCACAAACACACTCCATAATGCGATTACTTGTATCATAGCGAATACGATGATTAATCGAGTTTGCCTTCTTGGTAGGGTACGGGGGTACTTTCCTGCTGCA